TTTTGGGCACGTGGTAGATTACTCCGGTAGAGAAATAACATCGCCCAAAATGAGAGCGCGCTGGGAACGTCGTCAAGAGAACGACTCTTCTTTTTCAGATGCTTCTTTGAGGATGTGCGGAAAGAAGATGTCTTTTAATACGAAGTTCGCACACAATGAAAGGATTTGCCCATGTTTGACCGGAAAGGAAGATTGTGTTGCGTTGTATGACAAACCGAAGTATCTCGGAGCAAGCGAGGTTTGCAAGGTCGCCACCTTCCCCCAAGATTACGACTTTGTCGGTCAACCACCTCACTACATTTGCGGAATGTCTGTCCCCCCGGTTATGATGGCGCAAATAGCGTCACAAATCTATTTACAGTGGCTTTCTAAAATGTAACCACACGGCGCGCCGCTCTTGGGATTTGTAAGAGTAAGAAATGAGAGCTTGTTGCTTCGGGCGGCGCGCCATTTTTCCCGAATTATAAACCACTGAAAGGTTATGAGTGCAGACAACCGCCGTCCGGTCTATTCGATTCCGCCGTACGTCACGCTAAATTCCCGCATAGACGTGGCCGACATTGCTCGCAGCGTCGGCTATTTGGAGCAAGCGGGGTTACTGCTCACACTGATGCGTCGCTATTCCCCCGCCAATGTTTGGGCTGCTGTGCGCGAATACGCCATAGAACAACATCTCGACGGGCGCGACCTGCCTGACTTCATCGACAGATTTGCCCTATAGACACACATGGCGCGCCGCCCTGTTACTGTTCATTGAATGTTTAACAATAGGAATTAGCTTGGTGTGACCGGCGGCGCGCCTCCGCATAGATTGAAGATTTTCATTAGTTTATGAAGTTACGAGTTTACCCGCGCCACGTCGCGATGACGTTGCAAGGGACACGGCGAGCCAAGGAAGCGGGCAAAATTTCAACTTAAAACAAAGATAACGAGTTACGGGTGTTCACTTAATTACGCCGCGGGGTTCGACTCCCCGCCTCGCCACGATTTTTTTTCATTGAATAGATTAAGAATTGATTTTCCCGCGCCACGTTGTGACAACGCACGCGGACACGGCACGAAGGGTAGCGAGTTTTTGCGATGTTTTTCCTCGCTGCGGGGTTCGACTCCCCGCCGTGTCACAGTCCATATCAACCTCCGGCTGTTGCCCGCTCGTGAGAGTCGGAACAGCCACACGGCCGCGGAACGTGCGATGCGTTGCATGTTCGCCCGGACAGGGAGAGCGACACCGCTTGTATATAGGCAACTCGTTCAAATCTCGCTCTCTCTCGGCGGTTCGATTCCGCCCGCGGCCTCTCAATAGCGCGCAGCGTTCGGTCTTTTTCCGTCGCGGTTGGGGTTCTCTCCTGCGATGCTGCGCACAGTGTTCCATCTTCAAAACAAGTAAGACGATGAAAATTTACATTTCGGGTGCCATCACCGACCCGGCCACCGGCAAGCCCCGCGAGAACTTTGCCGAAGCGTTTAACTCCGCCGCGGACTACCTCCGCTCTTTGGGTCACGAGCCCGTAAACCCCACCGACCCCGCGCTGCAATCGAAAGCGGGCGGCACGCAATGGGTGGACTACATTGCCCGCGACGTGAAGCTCGTATCGGAGTGCGACGGGATCTATTTCATTGCCGGTGCGAATGCTTCGGACGGCTCGCACATTGAGCGCATCGTGGCCGAGCGCCTGCGCATTCCGAGCTATTTCCCCCATTTACCGCCTCCCCCGGTGGAGAAAGCCGAGAAGCCGAAAGCGGCGGAGGCCAAGAAATAAGGTTTTGTAGTTCCATCATGTGAGACGTGTCGCTCTCTTCTCTCAAGGATGAGGCGACACACACGGCCGCGGAACGTGCGAAGCATCAGCACGTTCGCCGGGAAAGGGCGGGGAGGCTTTGATTGATCAAAATAGCCATAATGTGAGTCTTCTGCTTTTTCTCTCCTCCCTTAGGCGGTTCGATTCCGCCCGCGGCCTCGAGATATTAAATTGTTATGTAAGATGCCGCGCCACGTCGTGAGACGGCGCGCGGAACCGGCACGAAAGGAACCGGCGAGGGTCTTTGCCAATTCAACCCATCCACTCGCCGCGGGGTTCGATTCCCCGCCGTGCCACTCAATCAGCAACGATATGAATGAGAAAATACCCAAGGAATGGCGCCCCGCGGATGAGGCGTTTGCATGTAAAACGGGGCGCCGCCGCAACAGATTGACCCGCGAAGATGTACGGCAGCTCAAGCCGAACCGTCCGCGTAAGTTCATTCTCCCGAACCTCAAAGCGCTACAGAGCGCCCGCGCCGCGGTGACGTATGTACGACTGGCCGAAGAGTTGCCGGTGTACAGCAAAACGTGCATTTACGATTCAAGTATTACAGTGATTAAAATAACCCCACCCCGATGACGAAAACACGCCCCGAAGTCCCGCCGACCGCTCGCTTCAACGTATCGGATACGGCGCGCTTGCTTAAGATTTCAAGAACGTCGGTCTACCGATACAAGAAGTTGGGAATGCTCAAACCCATGGCTAACGAATACTTTGGCCGTTTCGTTTTCACCGGTCAGAGCATCATGAGCTTTTGGACTAAATTCTACAAGTAAAAAACGGACATCATGCAAATAGAATTGGAAGCCGCCGAGTCTCTGCGCCGAGCATTAGAAACCGACGGCACGGCACAAGAAATCAAGTATGACTGCTTAGTGCTTGAAGACGAGATTTCGGCTCTCGTCAAACTGCCGGCAGAAGAAATGAAAAATCACCCCGGGCTGTGGCTGCTCGAAGACGACGACGAAACGGAGGAGGACGTAGAAGCCTACGTGCTGACAGAGGAAGACAAAGAACGGTTTCTCGACGAGCTGTGCGACCTCCTGTTACAAGCGGCGGAAGAACATAGTGCGCGGGTGCGCAGTGAAATGGAGTTGCAGCAGATTGCAGACGAGGAAAACGAAATGCGCCATCATTACGAAGTGTAGCGCTCAACAAGTAGACACCTGATTTTATACGTTCTGCTTAATGACCCCAACAGAATTTGCTCTCCTCCTTCACCACTATTCGGAAACGAACGCCATCGTCGGCCGTATCGCCATAAGGCAAAAGTGCTCGCCGCAGCACGTGCTCCACGATTTCACGCGCCGCGTTCACGAACGGCTGCAGGCCATGGCTGCTAACTCGACCGATGAGGCTCACCCATAAAAACAAAGACAATGGAATTACAAGGCAACATTTTAGAACTCCTCGCCCCCGAAACGCGCACTTTCAAGTCGCCGAACACGGGCGAAGACGTGGAATACACGACCCGCGTGCTGCTGCTCGACTGCTCTACGTACAACCGCTTCGGCGACCCGATTGAAAACATCGTGCCCATTACGTTCACGGGGCGCTATGCCGAGGGGTTGGAAGTCTTTCCGAAAGGCTCGGAGGTGAAAGTGACCGTAACTCCGAAAGGCTGGTGCGTCGACCGCGACGGCGGAAAGCGCTACGGCGTGACGATGCGCGGTTTTAATGTTTCGTTCGCCAATCCCACCGCACAACAGAACAACGCCCCGCGCTATTGACGCCCGGGACGACAACAAACAACGCGATGCAAGATCCCGAACACCAACTACAATGCGCGTGCGTTCGTTGGTTTCGCTACGCTCACGCCGACTTGAGTCCGCTGCTCTTCGCAGTGCCCAACGGCGGCCGACGCGACCACATCACCGGCGCGCGCCTCAAAGCTGAGGGCGTGGTGGCCGGCGTGGCTGATTTGCTTCTTCTCGTGCCCTCACAGCAGCACCACGCGCTGTGCATTGAGATGAAGACCGCAAAGGGGCGGCAAAGCCCCGCACAAAAGGAGTGGCAACAACACGCCGAAGCCCACGGGTATCGGTATGAAGTCGTCCGCGATTTCGACACGTTCGAGCGTGTTGTCTGCGAACACCTAAAGAATAACGAATGAATAGGTAACACAAACCATGGGAAGAAGGAAAGCAACAAAAACCCTCTCTTCCTACTTTCCTCACGATTCCAACGCCCGCAACGATGAACGGCTGGTGAATGTGCGCATGAAGCACGGCCCCGCGGGTTATGGCGTTTACTTTATGCTCGTAGAGCGCCTCCGAGAAGATCCGGAATATATGAGTGTCGTTGATTATAATCTTATAGCTTTCGACCTTCGTATCGATGCTTCTCTCGCAAAGTCAATAATTAGGGACTTTGGGTTATTTGCCTTCACCGTCGACCCCGAGCGCGGTGAGTGTTTCTACTCCGAAAGCCTACGACAGCGAATGGCGCGAAAAGACGAAATAACGGCGAAGCGCAAAGCAGCGTCCGCCCTCGGTGTATCCGTTCGCCAAGAAAACCGCGAAAAGACCAAAACCGCCGAAATAAGCAACCAAATGGTAGCAGAAACGCAACCAAATGGTGCACCAAATGGTAGCGAAAAACGTACCAAAGGAAAGGAAAGGAAAGTAAAAGAGAATAGTACTTCTTCTCCTTACGTCGAAGAAGCACACGCGGCCAAGCCGCTCCGCAATGCCTGTGCGAGGGATGAGGCTGCAAGCGTTGCCCCCTCCGCGGGGGGCGGTTCGAAAGATAAAAGCGATTTCGATTTGGCGGCCTTTGCCCGCTATTTCAACGAAACGATGGCCGCGCACGGCGCACAGATTCCGCAAGTGCGCAGCATCCCGGCCAACAGCAAGCGCGCTGCGTTTGTCCGCGCGCGGCTGAAAGAACACGGCAAAGAGGCGCTCGCCAAAGTGGTGCAGAACGCCGCAAAGCTCAGTTTCTACAACGGCGGCGGCAGCCGCGGATGGGTGGCCGATTTCGACTGGTTGTTTCGTCCGTCGAACTTCCTGCGCGTCTTAGAAGACACGAGGGCAAACGCCGTCCCGAAGTCTACAAATATAACAACAACCTCACAGCATGGCACAACCGCAAAATCTGTCGATGATTATAGCGAAGAACGACGGGCGCGAAATGAAGAGATCGCCGAACGCTTGCGCAAATCTGCCTTTGGAGATTAAGAGAGCGCGGCAATACTACACGACGGCCTACTCGTCGAAGATTGCCCCCCTTTGCGCTTCGCGCCCCGACCGCTGCTATTTGGGAAGCGCTCCCGCCATTGCGCGGCTCGGGATTGAATGCGGCGACGACTTCGCCGTGTGGTGGATTGCCGACCAAGTGGCGAGCTATTCCACGACGTTGTCCGAAGCCGACCGACTAACGTCCGCCGATATAGACCAACTTTCGCTTGCGATTTACGCGAATTATTCCACGCTGAACCTCGCCGAAGTAATGCTATTTTTCTCACGTCTTGCCGCCGGCATCTATGGTCAAGTCGCTTTCGGACGAGTACGTCCCGAAAATATCACGGCAAAAATCCCGCTCTTTATGGCTGCACGCCGCCGCGAGATTGAGCGATACGAAAAGGAGCGCGAACGAATGGAGCGCGCCGCGGAAGAGGAACACCGCCGCAAATATGCCGTCAGCCGAGAAACTTACAAACAAATGCTTGCGACGCTAGCGGCCGAACGCTTCGGGGGCGATGAGGACGAAGCGCGGAAATATATCGCCACACACCCCACGGAGTTCAAAAACAAAACAGCAAAATGACACGGACAGCAAATGAATAGATCTTACCAAATCAAGAGGGAAGTATTAGCCGCAAAGGAAGAGCAGGAGCGCGCCATGCGCGTACAGGTTCGCACTTTCCGCTTCCAAGTGAAAGAGCTCGCAAAGACCATCCGAGAAACATTGGCAGTCGCCCCCGGATGGCGCGCGCTCCCGAAGTGCGAACGAGATTGCGTACTCGGCCTTATGGTAGGCCTTTTCCGGCAGAACCTCAATTAAAACAAGAAACAGCATGAGCAAACGAAACAACAGAAAGACCAAAAAACAAGAGATCACGCAGAACGAATTACACGCGATGACCAAAGAGTGGTGCGCAGACAATGAAGATGGGCGCGCTGTGGTGTTCTTCTCGTTATCAGAGAATGGGACTGTCTCGGCAAATATACTTGGCATGCGCTGCAATTTGAATAAACTCCTTATTGTAGAAGCTCTTCCTGCTCTTCTGAGACTATATGGAGCACCTCCAATGCCGACAGTAGAACAACCGCGCCCATCGTTGTGGCAACGTGTCCGCGATTGGCTCTTTCCTTTTTTCAAAATCTGACCGTCGGCCATGGCGCACAATCTCAAAAGCATACGGCAAACATTCCGAGAAAACGGCGTTTTCTACACCGATGAGCGACTCGCGCAAATTATGAAATCGTATATCGGCGGCGAACCGTCCGAAGTGTACGACCCGACTTGCGGGGACGGCGCGCTGCTTTCGACCTTTGGAGATGAAGTGCGAAAGTTTGGGCAAGAACTCGACGGCGAGCAATTGGATGTAGCGCGCTCTCGTCTCGCCAATTTCGAGGGCGTTTGCGGCGATACGCTGCAAGCCCCCGCCTTTGCCAGTCGAAAGTTCGCTTGCATTATGGCAAACCCACCCTTTTCCACAAAATGGGAGCAGAGGAAAGGTGACGAACGATTTACGGATGCCCCGGCGCTTGCCCCACCGTCAAGAGCCGATTATGCGTTTTTGCTCCACGTGCTCCACTACCTCGCCCCCGATGGTGTAGCCGTGGTGCTCAATGCTCCCGGCATTCTCTACCGCGGCAATGCCGAGGGGAAGATTCGCCGCTGGCTGGTGGAGCAAAATGTGATCGACCGCGTGGTGTTTATCCCCGGCGGCTATTTTGTCGACACGAAGATCCCCACCGTGTTGCTCGTGCTGCGAAAAGACCGCACGGCACGCGGTATTACTTCCATCGCATACGAAGACCGCAGCAGCGGCCGCGAGATCAGCATCACCCCCGAAGAGATAGCGGCAAATGATTACTGCCTTACCAATCTTATGCCGCAAGAGGAGGAGGCTCGCCCCGTAGTCGACCCTCGAGAGTTGGAGCAGGCAGCCACGAGGTCGGCGGTCGATGGATTGCGCTCCCGTCTTGATTTAGCTCGAGTGGTTTCCGAACTGGAGGGCGTGGACTTCCTTTCACCCCTCGTGGCGCGTTTTGATGCCGTGCTATCAGAATACAGAACAGACGCAGCCCACCGCGCTCAATCGCTTTGCACCGGCTGCCTCTTTGCCCAGTAACAAATCATATTCCTAAACCTATGCAAGTAATCAAATTCCGCGGCCGCTCCATCGCCGACGGCTCAATCGTTTACGGCGGTGTGTTGCAGTACGCCACCGCATCCTACATCGTTCAACCCGACACCCGCCACGCCGACGCCGCACCGCGCTGCATTGAGGTGTACCCCGATTCGGTGGCGCAATACACCAATCGCCGTGCGGTAGATGGCCGCGAGATATATGAAGGTGACGAGGTGAAATTCTTGGAAGAAGAATTTGACGAGACCTACCAAGGCGTTGTCTATTTCGATGAAGATGTCGCAGGCTTTCAGTTTGAAGACAAGCGCAAGGAGGCGGTTTGGGGTTTTGATGTCCCTTACAAATACATCCTAGTAAATCAAGCTCTTCAAGAATGACAGCAACAGAATACGAACAACAAGCCCACCGCACCATTGCCGGCCACGCGGCAGAGAACATCCCCTATCTCGGTTTTGGGCTGATGGCTGAGGCCGGTGAAGTGGCCGACAAGATCGCAAAGGCCGTGCGCCGCGGTGAAATCGAAATCGACAACAACGAGATTTTCTTTGTCCGCGGGAACTGTTTCCAATTCGGGGACAACATCGTGGACGAACTCGGCGACGTGCTTTGGTTCGTCGCAATGCTGGCGCGCCGCCTCGGCTTCAGCCTTGAAGAAGTGATGCGCCGCAATCTCGACAAACTCGCCGACCGCCAAGCGCGCGGCGTGATCATCGGCGATGGAGATAAGCGATAGGAACGCAGTTACATAGAGAACCCGCGAGAACGCGGCCAAGTCGTGTGCTCGCGGGCTCTCACAGTTACAACCCGGTTACATGAACAAACTAATGTACTCCAATCACCGCGCAGACTATCGCGCCATGATCAACTCCGCCCGATGGGTGGAACTCCGCGCACAGGTGTTGAGCGCTCGCCCGCTGTGTGCCCGCTGCATGCACGAGGGACGCGAAACGCTTGCCACTGAAGTGCACCACATCTCGCCCGTGGAAGACGGCGCGACAGCCGAAGACCGCCGCCGTCTGATGTTCGACGCGACGAACCTGCAGCCATTGTGCCACTCCTGCCATGTGGCTACGCATGTAGAGTTGGGACGCGGTGGGAAGAAGGGAGCCGTGCGCCGTGTTGAGGCCGAACGCAAAGCCATCGACCGCCTCTTCACCGGCGAAGACGATGGCACACGCATCCAACGCCCCGCACCGTGCGTTAAAAAAACAAACAGAGACAAACCCGATACCCCCCGGGGGGTGTTTTAAAAAGGGGGTGGGGGTGCTTCTAAACCCCACACACTCTCTTTTCTCTGCGTCCGACGATTTTTGGAATAGGTGGATTTTAACGAAACAACACTAAACACAAAAGGATCACCCACTCCAAAACCTCGATTAAATGGACAATGAAAGCCACGAAGGCCAAGTTTTAATCTCCGCTTCCGAGTTGGCCGAACTGCGCGCCATCGCAAAAAAATACGGGCGATTTATGCGCGAGAAGAAGAAAACCGTGGAGGAACATGCCACCACGGTACAGCGCGCTGTGAAATCGAAGGGCGCGGACTCGGCTGCTCTCGAGATGGAAATTTACTCCCTCGCTTCGGCGCGCCGAACGCTCGACCTGGCCAATGCTGAAATAGCTAATCTCGAAGCCACCACCGTCAGCGAAAAAACACAACAAGGCGCGAAGCTCGTTTCGCACCCCGTGTTTCGGGTGCAGCGCGACGCGTTGGCCGCCGTCACCCGCCACATGAAAGCGCTTGGACTGACCGCCCAAGACCTGACCGCCGCCGATGAAGGCAGCCCCCTCGAGAACCTGACGGAAAAGGTGCTCAAAGCCACACAAAAAGCCGCTAAACTATGAAAGACGCTCAACTCGGTGCGCTCGACACCGTGCGATGCGCCAATTTTCTGAACAACGATTTGCCCGATGGGTGTGCCGACCTCATCGTGGCCGACCCTCCGTATTTTGAAGTCAAAGGCGATTTCGATTTTCAGTGGCCGACATTCGACGCCTATTTGTCCGATGTGGAACGATGGGCGGCGGAGTGTGCGCGTCTGCTTGCCCCCACCGGCAATTTGATCTGGTGGGGATCGGCGGCGCGCATCGCCTATTCGCAAATTATCCTTGATCGGCATTTTCGTCTCCTCGCTAATTGCGCATGGTACAAGAAGGACGGCGTGCACATTAAACAGTCCCCCAAAAGTCTGCGCACCTTTCGCAATGGTGCTGAACGCTTCTTGCATTACGAAAGTCAAGCCGCACCGCAAGACTCGTTCACTCAACCCAATGCTTCCTATTTCTACGAACCATTTGAGCCGCTTCGTTTGTGGCTGCGTCGTGAAATCGACTCGCTCGGTGGAGCGCAGTGTGTTGCGGCGGCGCTGCACATCAGCGACCGCGCCGTTTGCCATTGGACGTGCCGAAGTCAATGGACGTTCCCGAACGCCACACGTGTGAACCAACTGCTTGAATTGTATGCCCGTCCCTACAGAACTGAAAAAGCTGCGGAGTTTGAGCGAAAACGTGTGGAGTTTGAGGAGAAAACGCACGAGTATTTAGAAAAAGAGCGGGAGGAGCACGATTCGCGCCGCCGCCCCTTTTTCGGCGAGCTCTACAACTTCCGCGACATCATCACGGCATCCCAAGAAACCCACATCACAAAGCTCTACGATTTTCCGACGAAGAAGCCGCCCACGCTGACGCGGCAACTCATCGAAACCTGCAGCCGCCCCGGCGCGTTGGTGGTCGTCCCCTTTGCCGGCAGCGGAACGGAATGCGAAGCCGCCAAGGTTATCGGCCGCCACTTCATCGCTTTCGACACCGACCCGCGTGCCGCCGCCATGGCACAAGCGCGCGCCGATGCCGCAAATTATGAACCTACTTTGCCATTATGACGGAAGAATACAAAGACAGACTCCGCGAGGCGAAAGTAGAAGTGACTCGTTTTCTCGACGCTGTAGACCTCGCGGCCTACAATTTGGCAGACACCGACGCGCGCCTTGAGGCCTACTGCGCCGAAGTGATCAACAACCCGGACGGGCACAACGTGTTCGAGCAGTTGGGGGTGAAACACTTCTTGAAGATGGTCGACAAGTACGGGCTCTGCAAAGTCGCGGTGCTGCAATTCTTCACGCTCTACGAAGAATTGCACTTCCCCGGTATCGCAGGTTTGCAGAAATACAAGCTCACGCCGGTGCAGGCTTTCCAATACGCCTCGATTTATGGATTTTGGGAAGGCACGCGCCGCGTGGTGCGCACGGCGTTGCTCTTCGTTCCGCGTAAATTCAGCAAGACCACGAGCAGCGCTGCCATATCGGTCCACGATGTATTGTTTGGCGATGCCAACGCGGAGAGCTACATCTGCGCCAACAGTGCCGACCAAGCAAAGAAGTGTTTCAAGGTGGTGCGCCAATGCTTCCTCAAACTCGACCCGAAGTCGCGTTACTATTTGGCCAACGAAACCGAAATCAAGAGCCGCCGCCCCAACCGCCCGGCCTTTGCACAGTGCTTGACGGCCAACGCCAACACGAAAGACGGACTCAACGCGTCGACCATCATCGTCGACGAGTTCTCTCAAGCGCGCGATGCCGAACTTTTCTACACCCTCACCTCGTCGATGGGGGCGCGGCACAACCCGCTCACCGTGATTATCACGACCGCCTCGCCCCTTGTCGATGCGCCGTGCTACGAGATGGTGCAAGGTTGTTGCCGTATGCTGTTGGGCGACTACGAAGACGACAGCACATTTGCCCACATTTTTATGCCCGATGTCGACGACGACGAAGGCAGCGAGGACACGTGGCGAAAGGTGCACCCCCACATGGGCGTAACGGTTTCGATGGACTTCTACCGCGACGAGTGGGGGAAGGCTTTGCGCAACGGCGCGGAGGCGCTGCTGACCTTTCGCACCAAGCAGCTCAACATCTACGCCGAAGACGAGACGCGTCCGTGGATTAGCGCCACGATCGCCCGCAAGATGATGCGCCCGCTCGACTTGAGCGTGTTCACACAGCGACCGCCGGCGATGGTGGCCATCGACTTGTCGGAGAGTGACGACTTTTCGGCCGTGACGACTTGCATTCACAACGCGGCCGACCGCACGATGCACTTTCACACGGATTATTTTTTTCCCCGCGGCGCTCTGCCAGGACACCCCAACGAGGAGATGTACCGCAAGTGGGCGGCCGACGGGCATTTGCACCTAACGGACGGCGAAGTTATCGACTACCGCGCCATCGTGGCTCACATCGTAGGGCTGGCCAAGCGCTTCAACGTCCTAAAAATCGGATACGACGCGTGGAAGTCGCAGGAGGTGATCAACATGCTCGGAGCTGTCGGCGGCGCCGATGCGCTCAAACCGGTGGCGCAGACGTTCGGTAATTTCACCGCTCCGGTGGAGAGCTTCGAACACTGGGCGAAAGAAGGGCGCATTACTATCAACTCGAACCCGATCAACGCCTTTTGCTTCGGTAATGCCGTGCTGGCTTTCGACAACTTGGAAAACTGCAAGCCGGTCAAGCGCAAACAAACGCGCAAAATTGACGGTGTGATCACGATGCTCATGACGATGCGCCTATTTCTCGACGCGGAACAATAGACGGCCGCCAATTTCGGCACGAAAGACACACAAAATAAAATATAAAGTTTGGCGCACGGCGGTGCATTACGGCGCACGGCGGTGCACATTGTTACACTTTGTTACAATAGGGTTTTGGGGGCGTTTAACGCGCTCGCAAAACCCTATTGTCTGCGCGCGCGAATCGGGCTAATTTCGCTCTGTTGTTTTCATAAAATCCCACCTATCCACTCACTCTATTTTATGAGTTTTTTCGCAAGTGTCCGCAACCTGTTCCGAAGCGCTCCGCCGGCCAAAACGTCGGCGAGCCGTTCGGCGGGCACCGGGGGCGTACGTGGTTACGTTCTCGGTGCGAACACTTCGCCGATGTCTATTCCCACGGCGCACCGTTGCGTCGAAGTAATAGCGGGCATCGTGTCTTCGCTCCCCCTGCGGGTGGAGAGTGTGCGCGATGGCTTGTTTGTCTCCACACCGGGCGACCGCTTGTCCTATCTGCTCAACGTGCAACCGTGTCCCTCGATGTCGGCTGCCGACTTTTGGGGCGCGATCATTCGTCTGCTGCTGTTGGAGGGCAACGCCTACGTGGTACCCGTCTACAACTCATTGAACTATGAGGTCGAAAGGTTGGTGCTTTGCAACCGCGGCACGGTGAGCCACGACGCGCTCCGCAACGTCTACATGGTGAACGATATGGCAAACGGCCTTTCGGGCACCTACGAGGACAGTGAGATTTTGCACTTCAAGCACCTCACTCTCGACGGCAAAAAAGGCCTTTCGGTGATTTCCTATGCGAGAAACACGCTCGACATTGCCGGCAGCGCCGCGGCGGAAACGCTCACACGCTTTGTCGACGGCGGAAACGTCCGCGGCTTTTTGGCCAACGGCACAGCAGGCCGCCCGTTCGCTTTGGGCGAATATGATAGCGACGAACTTAAAAATGCCGCGAAGTCGATAGATGAACGCTTTTCGAACGGCGAGAAAATTGTGGAGTTGCCCGGTCAAGTCGATTTTCGACAAGTCACCATGACGTCGGCCGATATGCAGTTTCTCGAAACGCGCAAATTTACGGTTTTCGAGGTCTGCCGTTTCTTCGGCGTGCCGCCCTCTTTTGTCTACAGCGACACGAGCAACAACTACAAGAGCGCAGAGAACGCCTACACCGATTTGATGAACCTCACGCTCAACCCGATTTTGCACAAGTTGGAGTGCGAGCTGCTGCGCAAACTCTATCCCGAGATGGCCGAGCGCCGCCGCATCATCTTCGACCGCCGTGAAATTTACGCTTGCGACCTCGCGAGCCGCGTCCGTTATCAAACGGCCACCATCGCCGCCGGGCTCTACACCGTCAACGAATGGCGCGCCGCCGAAAACAAGCCACCCGTCGAAGGCGGCGACACTCCTTTGGTTTCGGCCAACCTCCGAGACCTTTCGACAACCCCCGAAATGCTGAACGATGGAAAAGACACCCACACCCAAAAAGAGCCCCGAAACGCTGCGACGTGAATGCGTGGTGCGCGAAGGGGTGCACCTCCGAGAAGCCCCCGAAGGGCAAGAGAGCCGAACGATTGAAGGCTACGCCATTTTGTTCAATACGCCCTCCGCGGTGCTGTGGAGCGAAGACGACGGGAAAATCGAGGCGCGCGAAATCATCGCCCCCGAAGCCGTAACCCGCGAACTGCTCGACGCATCGGACATTAAGTTCACGTTGTTCCACGACCGGCAACTCATTTTGGCGCGTTCCAAGGAGGGGCAGGGCACGTTGTCTTACGACATCGACGAGCGCGGAGTGAAGTTCTCTTTTGAAGCGCCCCGCACGGCCGACGGAGACAAGGCGGTAGAACTCGTGCGCCGCGGTGATTTGGCCGGGTGTAGCTTCGCCTTTTCTACCTACTACTGGAAGAGTGACTACGTCGACCGCAACGTGAAAATCGACGCGACGGGGAAACAATTGATCACCTACACCGTTCGGCAAATTATAGCTCTGTACGACATGACCCTCGCTGCAGATCCCGCCTATCCCGATACGAGCGTATCACTGCGCGAGCAGTTTGAACCGGCGCCCGCACCGCCCGTGGACGACACCGCGGAGCAGGAACGAGAACGACAGCTCGAAGAGATGGCACAAGTCCTGAAAAAGCACAAATACTAAACTCAATATACTATGACGCCAAGAAGAACTATCACCGCCCGCGGCATTGAGTTGCGCGAGCGGCGCCGTGAACTCTCCTCGAAGATTGAGGAGATGGCAAACAAACTCCGCGAAGAAAAACGCGCCCGCAACGAAGCAGAAGACGCCGAGTACAATGAACTCGTGCGCGAATTGCAACTGGTGGATATGGAGTCGCGTACTTTGGCACAAGCTTATGAGCCGACCCGCGAAGAACGCTCAGTGAAATTGACGGAGATCGCCCGCGAAAACGTGGAGAATCTCGTCACAACTAAATTCGTGTTGCAACGCGACGCCACGATGTCGGCCGATGCCGCCAAGGGCGGACTGGTTCCGCTTATGGTGCAGGACATCGTGAAGCCGCTACGTGAAGCCCTTATTTTCGACAAGGTGGGCATCGACATCAAAACCGGTTTGCATGGCGAGTTCATTTGGCCAATTCACGGAAAGCTCGAGGCGCACATCGCCAGCGAAGATGTGGAACTTGCTACGCAAAAAATCGATTTCGACAAGCTCTCCGCAAGCCCCGAGCGCATCGGCGCATCGACGTCGGCAACGCGTGAGGCTATTTCGCAGTCAGACAATCAAATCGAATCTGTTATTTACGAAGAGTTGCCGGCTGCCGTTGCTGATTTGATAAATAAAGTTTTGTTCAGCACGACAAAGGTGGCGAACTCGCAAAAGCTGGTCGGCCCGTTTGTCGGTTTGAAAGCGAAGGCAAAAGAAATCGGCCCCACTCTTGATTTCACTTCGTTCAATGTGGTGAAAGCCGACGTGCTCGCTTCCGGTGTTGAAGGCAAGCACATGGCATGGGTTATGACCCACGCGATGAAGGCCATCTTGGAAGGCACGCCGAAAGCTCCCAACTCGCAAAGTATGATTTGCGAGAATGATATGATTGCAGGCGTACCTGTGTTCTGCACGGAAGTTATCGAGCCGAATTATATCGGCCTTGGCGATTGGGGCTATCAGCCGCTGGGCTTCTTCGATGACATGACCATCATCATGGATCCCTACACGGATTCTAAAAAGAACCAAGTGAACTTCGTCATCAACGCCCACGCTGCCACCGTGACCCTCCGCGAAGAAGCGTTCAAGCTCGTCAAAGTCAAGAACGCATAATCCTTTCTTTTCTGTTTTCCATGCTTACCGATTTCGACCTATTTCGCAAACACTGTCGCGCCGATGATTTCGACGACGAGACGGAGCTCCTGCGCTTTCTTCTCGAGGCGGCGGAGGAGGCTGTCGTCAAGGCGACGAACCGCAGCGCGGCGGAGCTTGTCGAAATGGGCGGCGGTAAGTTCCCGTACATGCTGCGAATCGCTGTTTATTCGTTGGGCGCGCATTGGTACAACCAACGAGAAGGGGTGGCCGCCGTGCAAATGCACGAAGTGCCCGCGACGTTCAACGCTTGTGTCAAACCATTTCAACGCCTATGCAAGCCGGAAGAATGAGAACGCGGCTCGAACTCCTGCGACCGATGCGCACTGTCGACGATTACGGCGCAGAGAGTGTACACTACGAGCCGACCCGCGTGGCCTATGCCGAGCAAGTGCGCCACACCGCACGCCTACACAACGAGGTGGGCGAGCATTTCCCCGACCATTCCGCCGAATACAACGTGCGCGATGTGCACGAGGTGGGTGAAAATTGGCGGGTGCGCGAACTGCATGGCTTGCTCTACACCGTTACGGCGATCATCCCCAACAAGGCGCGCGGTTTTGTTACGCTGATTTGTGAAAGAGTAAACGAATAACGACATGGAAGCGACAATGAATACCGACGGCCTGCGCGCCCTTTGGCACATGCTTTCCGAACGAGAACGCAAAAAGGCGCTCATCGGCGCAGCGCGTGCCACCGGCGCCGTTGTGCTTCGCGCCGCGCGGCGGGAGATGATGAAGACGAAAGTCAACAAAGCCGACAGACTGCGCACGAATGTTCGTTGCAATGTCTTCAAAGAGCGCGTTGGGTTCAAGGTCTGCGTGAGCGCAAACCCAAGATTTCGACGTTTCATGCACACCAATCGCCGCGGGGAACTCAAGCCGTTGGCCTATTGGTTCAATAGCGGAACAGAGAAGCGCCAAACTGGACGCGGCGGAACCGGAAAACGCAAGCCGCACTCCACCGGCGCGCTGAGGCGATACGACTTCATTGCCAACGCGCGCACGAGCATTCCCGAAGCACAAGAGATTTTCAGCGCGAAAGTCTTCGAGTGGACGGCGCGCATCGCGGCTCGTCACTACAAATAATTTTTGACCAATGGCAAAACAGACTTCTCTCAGTGCGGGGCTCGCGGTTCGCAAACTCCTTTCGGAAAACGAAGACGTGCAAGCCATCACGCGGCTCGTGTTTCCCGTTGTTTCCGACTCGGCGCAGCTCCCCTACGTCGTGTATCGCCGCTCTGATTTAGAACCGGCTCCCAACTCGCACGGCTCGGCCGACACGTTGACGTTTGAGGTCGCCTGCTACGCGGCGTCCTACGCCGGCGCGGTGGAATTGGCCGAGGCGGTTCGCGCAACTCTCGACGGAACGAGCGACAACCTGCTGCGTTCTTGTCGCATGACTTCAGCGGAGGAAATGTGGGACGCGGATGCCCATGTGCAGCTCCTCACGTTCACCGTTCGCCCCCGTTAACCAACACACAACACACACCTATCTAAACTACACACACATGGTACTACCTCAAGGCTATCTCAACGGTAACGACCTCCTCCTCCTTGTCAAAGGCAAGGCCGTAGGGCACTGCGTCTCGTATTCTGTCGACTACAAGAGCGAAACGAAGAACCGCGCCGTGAAACCCATTGCGTCGGCTCCTCCGGGCTCTGGCAAGTTCAAAGAAACAACCGTAACAGGACAATCCATTTCCATCAAGACCGAGCAGTTTGTCTATATTGGCGAAACTGAAGCCTCCCACAAGGATTTTTTGGCGGTTTGGAAGACGGGGGGTGCGGTCGATTTGAAAATAATTGCACGCGGCTCCGAGGACGTTCTTTTGGAGGGGTCGTTCATTATTGAGTCGATGAGCGAAACCACCGAGGCCGACCAAGACGTGAAGTCGTCTGTGTCGTTTATCAACAACGGTGCACCGACCACTCTCGACGACACAAAACACCCCTAATTGATTATGGAAACAAAGAAATTCCCGAAGATTACCATCGACGGCAAAGCCTATCCCACTCGCGCGTCGATGGGAGCGATGCTGCGCTTCACGCGCGAAACCGGCAAAGAGTTGTCGGAGGCGCTCACGTTCACCGACCAAATCACCTATTTGTGGTGTTGCGTCGTTTCAGCCTGCAGCGCCGACGGCATCGAGTTCGGCATGGACTTGCTGACATTCGCCGACCATCTCGACGCAGAAGACGTGCAAGCATGGTCGGAAGCCATCGAAAGCACGAACAGCGCCGACGAAACAGACAGCGCCGGCGCTGCAAAAAAAAAGCATTAGCCTTTTCGGAGCTAATGGGCTACGCGTTGGGCGTGATGGGCATGAATTTAGATGATTTCGTGCGCCTCACGCCCGACGAATTTATGGCATGTATGAAAGCGCACACGGAGGCCAAAGAAGGCCGAGCGCGCGACGAGTGGGAACGAACAAGACTACAAACGACGCTACTCATACAGCCCCACGTCAGCAAGACCCTAACTCCCGAAAAACTCTTTGCGCTGCCATGGGACGAGCACCGCGAAACCCAACCGCACCGAGAAACACCCGAAGAATTAGAAGCGCGCAAAAAATATGCGCGTGAACTCGTTAGAGAAATCAACCGCAAAAACTCCCAAACAGATGGCCAAGGCTGATATACAAATTGTACTCCAAGCAGACGGCAAACCCATTGACGCGATCATCAAGAGCACCGAAGGTTTGCAGGAAGCCATGAAGAAGGCGCTCGAGGAATCGACGAAGCTCAAACCCTCGCTCGTCAATGCCGCCGCCACGGCTTCGCTCTTCCAAACACTCAAGAGCGCCGTCGGCTCGCTGCAAGGCGTCTTTTCGAGTTATACGCAGGCTTTCGAGGCGGCCGCTGTGGCCAACACGAAACTAAAAACCATCATGGAGCAGCGCATGAATGCGACTGCCGAAGATGTGAAGGGCGTGAAAGACGTGATTTCGGCGCAGAAGGAGCTCGGCGTGGTGAGTGGTTCGGTGCAGGTGGCGGGCGCGCAGCAAATCGGCACATTTGCCACGCAGGCGTCAACGCTCCGCACGCTCGTGCCGGCGATGAACAATCTCCTCGCGCAGCAAAAGGGCGTCAATGCCACGCAGGAAGATGCGGTGGCTGTAGGTAATCTCTTCGGCAAGGCGCTGCAGGGACAAGCCACGGCGCTGCGTCGTGTCGGTATCACGTTCTCCGCAGCCGAAGAAAAGATGCTCAAACACGGCACCGAAAGCGAGCGTGCTGCCCTCTTGGCTCGTATCATCACGAACAACGTGGGCGAGATGAACAAGGAACTCGCCGCCACGCCGACCGGACAGATGAAGCAGCTGCAAATGGCCATTGGCGGCATTAAAGCGAAAATCGGCGAGGCGCTGGTCGGCTTCGGCCCCTATCTTGCCGCGGCTTCGCAAGTGTCAGTCATAACGGCTTCCTTTGGACAACTCAAAACCGTGGTTGCCGGTGTGGGGGCGTCGTTGGCTAATTTCCTCGCCACGACAAAGGCCTCCATTTTGGCACTCTATGCCGAAGCCGGCGCGGCTGGGACGACGAGCACCGCGATGCGCGTGCTCACAGCGGCCAAGTTAGCAGCCGTCAGCGCTGCAAAAAAGCTATACGCGCTCATGGCTGCCAATGTTTGGGTGGTGGCTATAGCGGCCGTCGCAGCGCTTGCCTATGCGCTTTACAAGTTCTCCTCTGCCAACAACGAAGCCGCGCGCCGACAAGCGGAAACAAACGAGGCTTTTGGCGTAGCGGCTGGCGGCGCCTCCAAGGAGGGGGGCAAAATAAAAGCGGCGGTCG